GCGATACGGTTCTCGTCTCTCCTGTCTCGATGATCATGATCCATAACCCGAGCACCATCGCGATGGGCGATTCCGCGGAGATGCAGAAGGCAATCGAGATGCTCTCCGGCGTGAAGGATTCGATCATAAACGCCTATCAGGCAAAGACAGGTCTTTCCCGGAATAAGCTTTCAAAGCTCATGGATGAGGAGACCTGGATGGATGCCGGAAAAGCAGTCGAGCTCCACTTCGCGGACGGCGTGATCAGCCGCGATGAGCTATACCACGCCGAAGCGGAACCAGGTCCGGACGAAGAGCCGGATGAAGGCGAAAAGGGTGAGCCTAACGAGCAGGATGAACCTGGGGCAGCTGCCGATCCGGATAAAGAGGATCACACATCCGGCATGCTCTTCTCCCGCTACCAGGTGGCAGCGGCCATTAACAAAAAGCTCTGCGACTATGCAAGGAAGCACCCTGCTGCCCCGCACGCGGAAGATACAACTCATTTACACCGGGTCGACGACCTTGAAAAGAGGCTCGATCTCATGAAGCAGTTCATCTGAATAAGGAGGAAACGTAATGACAGTACAGGAACTTATGAATAAAAGAGCAAAGGCATGGGAGGCGGCAAAGGCGTTCCTTGATGCCCGCAGAAACGAGGACGGTCTTCTCTCCTCGGAGGACGGCGAGACCTATGACCGCATGGAGAAGGAAATCTCGGATTACACGAAGGAGATTGACCGTCTGAACCGTCAGGCCGCTATCGAAGAGCAGCTGGGAAGGCCGACCGCCTCTCCGCTCACCGGGAAGCCGGGCGACGGCCCCGAGAACAAGCCTCACAAAACCGGCCACGCCTCCGACGCGTACCGGAAAGCCGCGCTTGCCGCGATGCGCTCCGGATTCCGTCAGGTAAACGACGTCCTGCAGGAGGGCGCGGACGCGGAAGGCGGATATCTGGTTCCGGAGGAGTGGGACAGCCGTCTGGTTGACGTCCTGACCGAGGAGAACATCATGCGTTCCCTCGCGACAAACATCACGACATCCGGCGAGCACAAGATCAATATCGCGGCCACCAAGCCCGCGGCGGCATGGATCGAGGAAGGCGGAGCACTGCAGTTTGCGGATGCCACGTTCGATCAGGTCATCCTCGACGCCCACAAGCTCCATGTGGCCATCAAGGTGACGGAGGAGCTTCTCTACGATAACGCCTTTAACCTTGAGTCCTATATCACCACCCAGTTCGGCAAGGCACTCGCCAACGCGGAGGAGGACGCCTTCCTGAACGGAGACGGAAATGGAAAGCCGACCGGTGTGCTCTCTGAGACCGGCGGCGCGGTGACGGGCGTCGTCTCCTCTTCAGCAAATGTCACGACGGATGACGTGATCAACCTTGTTTATGCCCTGAAGCGTCCTTACCGGAAGAACGCTGTCTTTATTTCCAATGACAAGTGTGTCGCCGCTCTCCGGAAGCTCAAGGACGCTAACGGCCAGTACCTGTGGCAGCCTTCCATGCAGGCCGGAGAGCCGGACCGTGTGCTCGGCTACAAGATTTACACCTCTCCGTTCTTCCCGGAGCCGGATCTCGGAAAGCCGTGTGTGGCCTTCGGTGACTTCTCCTACTACACCATTGGCGACCGGGGCGTGCGCTCATTCCAGCAGCTCCGAGAGCTCTTCGCGGGAAACGGCATGATCGGCTATGTCGCAAAAGAGCGTGTTGACGGAAAACTGGTCCTTCCGGAGGCAGTACAGCTTCTGAAGGTAAAGAGCGATAAGTAAAAGCACTTTCGCGCCTTCCGGCCTGGTGCCGGAGGGTGCGGACGAAAGGAAAGGAGATGCGCGATGCAGCTTACGCTGGAAGAAGCAAAGACATACCTCCGGATTGATTACGCGGATGAGGACGAGCTCATCGAAAGCGAAATCTCCGCGGCGGAGCGTCTGGTTGCGGATGTGCTGCGGAAGGACTCTCTTGATGACGCAGGCAGTCCTCTGGTCACAGCTGCCGTTCTCTACGCTCTTGCGTATCTGAATGAGCACCGTGAGGAAGCGGATCATCACGCGCTGATCCTTTCGCTCCGCGCCATCCTGTTCGGAGAAAGGAGTCCCGGCTTCTGATGAACATCGCAATGCTAAGTAAGCGGATCTGTTTCGAGAAAAATGAAACCGTGACCGATGCCATTGGAAATCATATGAGCCGCTGGAAGGACTACTACTCCTGCATGGCGACGGTCAGCGGAGAAGGCGGATCCGAGGTGACGGACGCGGGAACAACCGAAGACAGGTCAGATGCGTCCTTCACTGTCCGCTGGTGCGGGAAAATCGCAGCGGTTACGACGACAGGCTTCCGGATCCGCTTCGGGCAGGACACCTATAACATCCTGTCGGTCGATCATTTTTCCTATGCCCGGAAAACGGTGAAATTCCGCTGCCAGAAAGAGAGGAACGTGCATGGCGAAGAAAGTAGCACCGGATGAGCTCTCGGACGCCGTCATGAAAGAGCTGAAAGAATACGCCAAGCTCTCCGCGGAAGATATGAAAGATGCGGTAAAGGACGCGGCAAAAACCGTCCAGTCAGAGATCAAATCGAACGCGCCGTCCAAAACCGGGCGGTACGCAAAGAGCTGGTCCGTCAAGGCGACGAAGGAAACCGCAAATGCACTTGAAATGACAGTCTACTCCCGGGACCGCTACCAGATCGCACACCTTCTCGAGCACGGTCACGCAAAGCGTGGCGGCGGGCGGGTCGCAGCGATTCCGCATATCGCTCCGGCGGAGGAGACCGGCGAAAAGGAGCTTACGGAAGAAATCACGAGGAGTCTTGGAAATGAATGATATAAAGAAACTTCTTGAAGAGTCCGGCTTCCCCTTTGCCTACGATCATTTCGCGGAAGGCGAAAGCCCGGATCCGCCCTTCATCTGCTATCTCATGCCGGCAAGCGACAACTTCTCCGCTGACGGCAGAGTGTACTTCAAGGCAGATGAAGTTCACATCGAACTGTACACCGACAGAAAAGACCCGGAAGCCGAACGGAAGCTGGAGGACCTCTTCGATACGAGCGGCATCTTCTACAACAAGTCCGAGGTCTGGATCGCAAGCGAACGGCTCTACGAGGTCCTTTACATATTTGAAATGGAGGCATGATTATGGCCACAAACGGCAACAAAATCAAATACAACCTGAAGAACGTCTACGCGGCGCTCCTCACAGAATCGGAGACAGACGGCACCGTCAGTTACACCTACGGAACGCCGAAAGCAGTCCCCGGCGCAGTCAGCCTGAGCCTTGACGCCGAGGGCGACTCGAAGCCGTTCTACGCGGACGGCATTGTCTATTTCCGCTCGGTGGCGAACAACGGCTACAGCGGAGACCTCGAGCTGGCCCTGATCCCGGAGTGGTTCCGCACGGACATCCTGCAGGAGACAAAGGACGCAAAGGGCGTTCTCATCGAGGAAAGCACTCACACGTCCAGCGTCAAGTTCGCGCTCCTTTTTGAGTTCGACGGAGACGTGAACGCCATCCGCCACGTGCTCTATAACTGTACGGCTGCCCGCCCGTCCATCGAGTCGGAAACGAAGGAAGACGCCATTGAGCCGGGCACGGAGAAGCTCTCCATCACAGCGGACCCGAGGGCGGATGGTCTCGTGAAGGCCCGCACCGGCGACGGCACAGACAGCACGACCTACGCCAACTGGTACAAGAGCGTGTATACGCCGACAGCAAAGGCAGCCACGACCAGTACCACGAGCGGCAAATAAGGAGGGATGATCTGTGATTGAAAAAACGATTGACATCAGCGGAAAGCCCGTGAAGTTCCGCTCCTCCGCAACGATCCCGAGGCTCTACCGGGCAAAGTTCGGACGCGATATCTTCCGGGACCTGACGAAGCTTGAGAAGTCCTACGGGAAGAAAACGAAAAACGGCGAGGAGCTGCAGATCGATGACCTCGAGATCTTCGAAAACGTCGCCTACATCATGGCGTACCACGCGGATCCGACTATCCCGGCAACGATCGACGAGTGGCTTGATCAATTCGACATGTTCAGCATCTATCAGGTGCTGCCGCAGATCCTTTCGCTCTGGGGTGAGAACCTATACACGGACGTCACCTCAAAAAAAGATACAGCAGAAGTGAACGGGAAATGACGACGCCGCTGTTCCTTCTGCGCTGCACGGAGATCGGGATCTCCATCCGGGATCTCGATCTTCTGACCATCGGACTTGTCCTCGATATGTGGACGGAAAAAGGAAATGACACGGTCAAATACCGGCGCGTCGCCACGCAGGAAGACTTCGACAGGTTTTAATGACACACCCCTATTGACCAGGCATCAGCCCATCGGCTGGTGCTTTTCTTATGCCCATTGGAAAGGAGGCGGAGCGCAATGGCAGGCAGCCGGATCAAGGGAATTACCGTAGAGATCGGCGGAGACACGACTGGTCTTGATAAAGCGCTGAAGGGCGTAAACTCGTCCCTCTCGAAAACCCAGGCATCGCTGAAGGACGTAAACCGCCTCCTTAAGCTCGACCCGAGCAACACGGAGCTGATTGCGCAGAAGCAGAAATACCTGAAAGACGCGATCAGCGAAACCAAAGAGAAGCTCGATACCTTAAAGGAGGCAGACGCACAGGCCAAGCAGCAGCTGGAATCGGGTGAGCTCGGACAGGACAAGTACGACGCTCTCCAGAGAGAGATCGTCGATACGGAGGAAAAGCTGAAATCCCTCGAGGACGAGGCAAAGAAGATGCCGACCGCTCTCGGCGCATCCCTTCAGGAGACCGGAAAGAAGATCTCGGACGTCGGCGACAAAATCACAAACGTCGGCACCGGACTTTCCACGCATGTGACCGCTCCGATCGCCGCTGTCGGCGCGGCTTCCGCGGCTGCCTTTCAGGAGGTTGACTCCGGCATGGATATCGTCGTGCAGAAAACCGGAGCCTCTGGAGAGGCGCTGGACGCCATGCAGCAGTCCGTGAAGAACCTGGCCACCCAGATCCCGACCGACTTTGAGACAGCGGGCAGCGCCATCGGCGAGGTGAACACGAGGTTCGGCCTCACCGGACAGGCCCTCGAAGACCTCTCCGCGCAGTTCATCAAATTCGCGTCATTAAATAACACGGACGTATCCACCTCCATCGATAACACCCAGAAGGTGCTGGAAGCCTTCGGCATGTCCACAAGTGAGGCCGGCTCTTTGCTTGACGCCATGAACAAGACCGGGCAGAATACCGGGATCAGCATGGATACGCTGGCAAATGACCTCATTGCCAACTCCCAGCAGATGAAGGACATGGGTTATAACGCTTATCAGGCGTCTGCCTTCCTTGGCGAGGTGGAAACCTCCGGCGCGGACGTATCGACCGTGCTTGCCGGTCTTAAGAAAGCCGAGCAGAACGCGACCTCCGAGGGCAAGACGTTAAGTCAGGCGCTTCAGGAGTTCTCCGGCGTGATGAACAGCAATGCCTCCGATACAGACAAGCTGCAAGCCGCCTACGATCTCTTCGGCAAGAAGGCCGGCGCGTCCATCTATGATGCCATGAAGACCGGGTCTTTATCCTTTGCGGATCTTGAGGTTTCCGCGTCCGACAGCCTCGGCAGCGTCACCGATACCTTTACCAGCACGCTCGACCCGATCGATCAGTTCCAGATGACGATGAACCAGGTGAAGATCACCGGCGCGGATATCGGAAATTCCCTGTCCGCGGTTCTCCTTCCGGTTCTTCAGAAGCTCTCCTCCTTCCTGCAGGATCTAAGCGCCAAGTGGAACGCTCTAAGTCCCGGCATGCAGGATGCCATCGTCAAGACGGCCCTCATCGCAGCAGCGATCGGCCCACTCCTCGTGGGCGTAGGGAAAGTCGTCTCCGCGGTTGGCACGATTACGTCAGGGCTCGGCGGCCTGATCAATCTGATCACCGGTACGGCGACGGCCACCACAGCGGCCGGTGCTGCCGCTGGGGCATCTGCCGCAGGAACCGCCGCAGCCGGAACCGCGGCTGGCGGTGCGTCCGTGGGCTTCGGTGCGCTGTCCGCCTCGCTCCTTCCGATCATCGGCATTGTCGCGCTTGTCGTGGCCGCCATCGTCGCGGTCGTCGAGATTATCAAGCACTGGGGCGAGATCACCGAGTGGTTCAAGGGCGTGTGGGATACGGTCTGCCAAGGCGTTGAGACCGCGATCCAGACGGTCTCTTCTGTCATGACCACGGTCTGGACCACCATACAGACGACCATCACGAACGCGATGAACGCCATCGCCTCGGTGATGTCCGGCATCTGGAACGCAATCGTAAATACAGTAACCACTGTATGGGACACGATCAAGAACGTGATTCAGGTGGCGATCCTTCTGATCAAGGAGATCCTGACGGCGGCGTTTCA